ACGATCTGCACGGTCTGTGCGCCGTTGAGAATCTTCTGGAAATACTCGTCGGTAATTTCAAAGGTGGCTTGCTCGCCCAATGTCGCCGTATAGGTGCGCTTGACCAGATCGCCCACGCGCTCGGTAACCGACACCTCCTGCTGCTCGGCGTCGCTCACCGTGTACGGGATGGTAAAGCCCTCGGACTTCTCGCCCAAATCACCAGACAGATCACAGGAAATGACCGGCGCGGTGTTGTTGTCGATCGTGCGGCTCGGGCTGGTCGTGTAGGACGAATAGGAGGCGAAGCTGTCGTAAGCCCGGACGCGATAGACGACACTGGTGTGCTCACCCTTGGGGATGCTGTCCTGATAGGACAAGCCCGCGCCCTTGTAGATCTGAGTAAATGCCCCCGCGCCGTCCCACTGACGTTCGAGCTCATAGCCCTCCAGGTTGCCGTCAGCATCGGTGGAGGCCGTCCAAGTGATAGTCAGCTTGTCTCCGCCTGCCGGACTGAGCGGCACGGAGATCGACGGCGGCGCTGCCGGTGCGCGATTGTTGACAACCGTCTTGTTGGCACTCGTCCGCCAGCCAGACTTCTCACCATAAGTATCGTAGGCACAAACCCGGAACATGACTGTCTGCGTACCAAACGGAATGGTGGTCGTCGTGCTGGTCGATCGTCCCTGATAGATCTGCGACCAAGACGATCCGCCGTTGTATGAACGCTCAACGATGTAGCCGTCCAAATTGCCATCAGGGTCGGTCGCTGCTGACCAGATTACAGATGTATCCTCGCCGCCGCGGATAGTGTCAGGGATAGTAATAGAATCTGGATCGCTGGGTGCAAGATTACCAATAATATAACTATCATCAGATACAAATAATGTAGGGGGGAAAATCATTGCGGGCCGGACTCCGATGCTATCTGAATTTATGCTAGCGCCGCCCTCATTGCCTCCAGTTGCGACAAAAAAAGCATTTGAACTATCTCTATATTGAGGTGATCTGAGCCACCAATACACCGCAGACCCATTGAAATTTGCAATTCGTTTGCTGTTTGCCGTGCTACCACTACCAGACAGAAAATAACTAAGTTTATACCCGTCGGGTCGAAAATTAGAGTTATCATCATCGGTAAACCCGACTTCATATCCAGATAGCAAAAATATTTTACAAAATAGTCCATTAGATCCGATTTGTACAGCTGATGATCCATTTCCGTTTGCATACGGGATCTTGACTTGCTTTATAACAGCGTTAATGGATGGATCATATTTAGAAAGCATGGTATTTTTAAGCCATGAATGAACTCTTGAGTTAGGATAATAGTTACCTTCTCCAGCATTGTTCCATACTCGTTTTTCGACAACGTCTTTTCGTAAAATCCATGTACCATCACAGCTATCGTGATAAATATTAGATGGCTTACCTTGATGCACTACTATATATTCTACCGGAGATCCATTTTCGTTTAGTTTGACAATCTCACCGACAGCCACATCACCCAATTTTTTTGTCTCCATAGGCAATCACTCCTTAAAACTCAATCCGTGCCGCGGGCTGATTCCATACGCCCTGTACATCCACGGCATCCAGATTCTCAAACGTGACGCGGAATGGATTTCCGTTCACATCCGTACTGTATTGCAGCTCGATGAGAGCCACACGGCTTTTGACCTGTTCAACTTCCCCCAGAATATACGGATGCGCTGCCGGGTCGGCGTTGTGCTCAGCAATGAGCCGTCGCGCCTCGTCCAGAAACTGTGGCAGAATGACAACGGTGCAGTAATCAGCCACATCCTCGGCGGTCATAAAGGCATCCGCGTTATACTCCAAAATAACAGTGGGCGCGTTGCTGACGCCAATGGCGACCGGAAAACTTCTGACCTCGACCGCGCCCTGGGTGTAGGGCTGCACCCACTGGGGATAGTCGCCCAGGTTTCCGTAGTAGATCATGACCTCCGCGCCGCTCTTGTCTCGGGCAAATACGCCAAACTCACGCAAATAAAAGCCGTTTTCCAGCCCGCCATGTAAATCATTGCGATACTGGATTGTAAAGTCCACTTGCTTACCGTGCACAAGCGGCTGGGTGCTTGTGGCCTGGGCAATCGGTGCGACCAGATCGGTCAAGGCTGTCGGCTGGGTTTCTGCCGGGACTTGACCGGTGCCGACCATGCACCGGGTAATGGTCAGAGTGTCCCCGGCGAGCAGGCCGGTCAAAAGCTCCATGCCTTTGGCCGGAATGATAAATCCATACATTTAGTTGGTCACCTCCATCGGTGGTAGTCTGAGGGTTGTTACGCTGCACATCACGCCGCCCGGATAGGCCGGGACAACGCCATAGGTCGGCAGGTATTGCGGCAGCTGAGTGGTCACAGGCGACGGCATCAATGCGCCGCCAAGGTACAGCGTGGTTGAAAATGGATATGCAGGGAAAACCATAATATGAGCTGGTTTTATTGTGTTCAATAAAACCAGCAACTCGTCCCACCCGTTTTTATTACACGGTTCCGCTTCTATGTATAACGTATAGTTCTGATGGTCCACCTTCACTTTCCATTTTCCTACCCCAATAAGCTCATCAAGCTTGCGGTATAAAAATCCCAACGTAAACGGTGCTTTAGTCGATACTCGGTTAATCAGGCGGGTGCGGCGGAAATCTAATGTTTCGGTCTCTGGATTGGGGATAATTCGGAAAATTTTCTCCCAAATGGATATTGCACCGATATCCATCGTTTGGAAAAAGAAATTGTTTTCCACGGCCTGCATGGAATCCAGAAACGCGGTGAACTGCTCGGTCTCGGTCTGACACAGTTCCTGATACTCTAAGATATCTTGGAACCAGGTCGGAATCTGTTTGCAGACCGACGGGTCAAACTCATACACTCAGCGTCACCGTCCCCATGGTCGGTACCTGCTGCGTCGTACCGGATTGCGTCAGGATCAGGTCTGCCGTGCCGCCATTGAGCTGCACGTTTGTCGCATTTACAACACCCGGCACCGTCAGCATGGCAGCAATAACACGGGCGACATATACGTCGGCTGCATACTCGACATGATCGGTCGCAATCAGTGTTCCCCACCCTTGGCTCACAGTCAGCAGGTAGTTAGAGATTGCGGTCTCGATGGGTGTCTGCACCTGTGCAATCTCGTATCCCGGCAGCAGCGTCAGGGTTGCGGACACGTTGACCGTCACGCTGGTGGGTGCGACAACGGTAACCTGTGCGCCAATAGGTGCAGTGCCCAGCCCCAGTCCCTGATTGGGCGGCGGGTCGACTGCGTTCTGGACATTCTCAACCAGCTCCGCGCTGGCCGGTTTATAGTCCGCACCGAGTACGGACAGCTTGACCGTGCCGCCGCCGTTCCAGGTCGGCCAGACCTGCACCGCGCCTACGCCATCGATGGTCATAACCTTGGTCTTATAGTCGGCAATATTACCGCCAAACGGCTGGTTATTGAGCGCGTCAATGATGCGTGCGCGGAACTCGTCGTCGGTCTCGGTATCGTCACCGGGCACCAAAATGTCGGTGATCTGCGCCGACGTCAAGCCGCTGATGGCCGTGATCGGCAGGATGGGGCCAACATAGCTGTTGCCAATCGTGCCCGGCGTCTCTGCGGTCAGCTGGTACTGGTCGGCCTCGTCGGTCGTCGCGGTGACGACCAGATTGATCGAGTTGTTGCCGTCGATCGTCGAAAAACGTGCGCCCATCGGCACACTGGTGTTAAAAATTCCCAGACGCACCGCCGGACTAGCCGGGTATCGGGTCAGGCCAGCAATCACGCCCAGATAATCAAGCGATTGTCCGGACGCGGTCTGGATGAATGCCTGCATCTGCACCATGTTGAGCGACACGTATGCATCGGACATAATCAGCGCCGCAGGGCCGATCGCCGTCTGGATCATAGAACCCTCTCTTTTGTCGATGGTGTTCGGCACCTGATTCAGCATGGCCGTTTGCAGGTTTTGGAATGTCTGGGACGAAAAATCAATCAAGAGATCGTCACCTCCAATATCTGTTCAAGATTGCCGAAGATCGTCCGAACCGTGAACGAGGCGGTCAGCACACCGTCTTTGTAGGTGTACTTGTAGTCCTCGACCGAGAGAATGCGGGAATCTACCGAAAAAGCATCCCGGACGCGCCGCAGCAGCTCGGCTGCGACATATCCCGAATCCAACCCAATCAGGTTGTCCAGCTCCGCTCCAAAATAGGGGCTGTAGATCTGCCAGCGATATCGCTCGGTAAACAGGATAATCTCTACCGCCTGCCGCATGGCTGTCAGACCGTCCGCGGTGCCGCGGATGCGCTTAGTGTCGGGATCTACATAGTATGTGAGGGTCGGCTGTTCGACGATCTCCAGCGTATTTGCAAGGCTGACTGCGCCAGCCGTTGGCGTGATCGCCATGTTTTAACCACCTCCAAACACACGAGACAGGACGATGAAGCGTTTGCCACCCATCACGCGCAGCAGCAGTACTTTATCCCCGACCTCCAGTGCGCGGTTGAGGATGATGTAGCCATTCTGTACCGGCAGCGCTTTGCCGTCCTCGTAGCAGACGATAGCATCTTGGAGCAGGTTGTCCTCGCTCTGTCCGCCGCCGGTGTAGGTGTCATGGATGACATGATTATGCTGGAGGATTGGGATTTTCTTCTCAATGACCGGCTCGGTTAAAAACAACACCTGCTGCCGCAGCGGCGCCATGGCCACTTTGGTCGTGATCTCCAGCGGATTGACGCCGGTGACCGTGCCGATAGTCAGATCGGTCAGACCTCCGTTTTTCATTGCGTCCTGCGCATACAAATACAAAACTTCTGCAAGTTCCATGTCATCCCAGCTCCATTGTCTCTAAAGTCATCGTGTGAAAGTTTTGTTCAAATTTATGAGTCACTTTTTCAAGCAGTACCCATTGCTCCAGATTGATGTCTCCAAGCTGGTAGATGTGCATATATACCATCTGTCCCGCTCGCAGACCCGGAACGCCGAGAGACTCGACTGTGAGCGTGCGCAGCCGTCGGTTGTAATACTCGAGCATCTGTGCGCCCATCTCAGCCACTTGCGCATCGTTGAGTGCTTCATCAACCTGCGCATAATACTGGAGCTTTCCCCACTTGCCCATATTCTCGCTGTCCTCCGTGACAAAGACATCGGCGCGGCCGGTCTCTTCATTCGGTCTGGCCAACTTGATCGAGTTGTAGGTCTGCTCGTCAATATCGGTTGTGTAGGTGTAATCACCCACATACGCACCGTCTCCCAGAGAAATTTGCACTTTCATAGATTCGGCGCTGCTCAGGCTCACACCGTCTCCGTTGTCGTACAGAACGAAGATCTTGCCCGTGTTGAGCAGAACTTGCTCCAGCACCTCGCTGATGATGTCCAGACAGCTGGTCTCCTGATCTTTGATGTACTCCGGCAGCGTGTAGCCGGTGGCCTCGATGGTCCCGATATCAACCTGCAGGTCTGCGCAGATCTGCTGGATGATCGACTCTGCGGTCTGATCGTAAAATGCATACACCGCCGATGCCTTGAGATAACGCAGCCGATCATAGCAGGTATTCTCGATTTTTCCCCACCGGTCTTTCTTTTTGGTAAACACCCATCCATAAAAGATCAGCTGACCGTTCACCGACAGGCGCACTTCGTCGCCTTCGAGATAGTCAAGCTGTCCAGCCTTCTGCAAGGTAAATTTAAGAGTCCCCGGCTGGCCGGTGCGGTTGGTGGTGTAGGTGACCTCGGTTGTGATCGTGGACAAGTCGAAGATCTGACCAGTGCGCTTATTCGCGACAATCAGTTCATATACCATTCTGATTCACCACTTGGCAATCTTCCTCTTTAACCCATCCAACAAAATTTCCGTAGCTGTCCCGGATCATAACCGGATACGGTGTCAGCGGGTCGGCTGTCACCAGCCGTCCCACCGTTCCGTACAATCCAGACAATTGCGTAGTCGGCGGTTCACCTTCCCCATTCTCCCCCGGTCCATTTCCTCCATGGCAGGTTCCAGTGACCTTTACCGTCACCCCTGCGTACAATTTCCCCTGCGGGATTTGCCGCGTTCTGGTGACTGTTGCCGTCTGCGCGTCGGCGTTTGTGATGGTGCCTCCCGACTGGGTTTGCAGGATTCTCGGAGTGTAGTCCTTATACTCCGTCAGTTCGAGCGAGTAATAAAAATCACCGGTTTCCGCTCCCTGCTCCCAATACTCAAACGATGTTACCAGCACTTCCATGCCGGTTTCGCTCGTCATGTACGGTGTGCCGTCCTCGTAATACCGTACAGGAGTGTATACGATCGGTACACGGTCATCCATTGCCGATTCTAAAAACTGGATATAGAACTCAGGTTCCCGAAATTCGTTTTTGGTCAGTACCCACGGGTCATTCGGTCGTCCGGGCAGCAGCCCCTCCCACGAAAACTTCTTCAGTGCCGGCAGGCGGGGTACCACAATCGGGCCGAGTGACAGCACATTGTAGTCGTCGTTCTCGTTGTCCTTCTTGGTGTCGTTCTTCTCCGGGTTGACCGGCATACGAATGACCAGTCCGTCCCGTGCAAAAAACAATCCGTAATTGTTCGCCATATCGTGCCCCCTTACACTCTTGCATACGCACGGTAGGTTCCAGAGGCACGCTGCTCGAGCAGCACGCGCTTGACTGCGTCAGCCATCGCCGCGCGATCGTCCGCCGTGTTTCCGGTGTTCTGGCCGGTGATGTTGATGACTGGGGACTGTGCGGTCAGATTGACCTGCGCAACATACTGCCGCTCGGCCATGTCAACCAGCATTTTCAGGTCTTCGTTGGTCATATCAACAGCGTCTTTGAGAGCGCTGGTGTTGCCTGCGGTCTTTCCAGTGTTTTTGCCAATGTCTCCCAGTAGATCAGACGCCGATCCTACCGACGGGATACTAACCCCAGAACCGCCGCCACCAAACAATCCGCTAAAGCTAAAGTTAGACCCAGCGGAATATCCGCTTTGAAACGCACCGGTCAAGTCCTTATATTCCATGGGTTTAAAGTATTCTTTATATCCAGATTCGGCCTTGACACTTGCGGATGCGGATTTAAGGTTATTCACCAGCCCATCCAACCCGCTCGTGATAGATACCTGCACACCAGGAATAGCATTGATCAGATTTTCAATCGCGTGCGCAATATTGGAGATATACCCCAGCACCGTCGCGGCCATGTCGTAAAACAACACTTTTACAGCCGCAACCGGATTTGTGAATACGTTGGCGATAAAGTTTGCAAACATTGCAAACCCGTTATACAGGTTTACGATCACGGTGTTATACACGAATGCAAACAACGCCGCAAACACTCCAACGATGATTCCTACTGCCGAAACTGACGTGCCTGCAAAGTGATTGACCGCAGCTACCGCGGCGAAGAATACGCCGATAAGCGCCACGATAATAATCAGTGGCAATCCCCACGACGTAGCCATTACAGCAGCAGCCATGGCCTGCACATTGGCCAGCAATGTTGTCGCCGCCGTACAGATATTGACCCAGTTGGCTGCGATCAGGAATACCGCAAACGCGCCAGCAAGTCCAAGAACCAACGGTGCTACAATATCGATGTTGTTCGCCAACCAGTTGATCCCATTCAGCACAGGCTGCAGCGCCATGGTGGCAGTGTTCTTAAACGACTGCCAGACCTGCGCCCACGTCATCGGCATCTGCTCGAATTTGCGGTTGGTCTCGTCGGCCGCCCAGAACATTGCATTTTTTACGATCTCAGCCGTGACAAGCCCCTCGGATGCCATATTTTTCATTTCACCCGTGCTAACTCCAAGATACTGCGCAATGGTCTGCGCAATCATCGGGGTTTGCTCAAGCAGCGAGTTCAATTCTTCACCACGCAGCACACCGGATGCCATCGCCTGCGTCAGCTGAAGCATTGCGGCTTGTCCTTCCTGCACGCTGGTTCCGGATATAGCCATCTGCTTGTTCAGCTGCTCGGCAAACGCAACGATCTCCTGCGAGCTGTTAAACGCATTTCCGGCCAGGGTTCCCAGCTTAGATACCATAGCCGCAGTCGTGTCAAACGCGCCGCGTGAATTCTGCGCCGATTGGTAGATCATCTGGGTCAGTTCCTGGGTGGTTTGCAGCCCATCGTTCATCAAATCAATGCGTGCAGTAGTCTGAGTAAAGGTATCAGACAGATTTACCAAACCAGTCAGTGTTTGCAGCCCGACATAGGATGCAACCAGTCCCTTCACCTTCCCCATCAGGCCACCAATGGAGTTGCCTGCATTATCAGCCTGTCGGCCTGCTCCAGACATTTGCTGCGCAAGCTGCTCGGTGGCAAGTGCCGCACGTGCGGTCGTCGTTTCAATGTTGTTGAGCGATCCACGCAGATCCATTACAGATGCGGCCGACTGCTCGGCCAACTGGATGAACCGCGTGAACGGGGATGAGAAATTATCAACCAGCGTCAGCTCTTCTCGGATATTCGGCATTTGCTCACCTCACTTTTTCTTGTCTCTGTCTCGGATTTCCTTGCGAATGAACTCCGATATCAGAACTTTTTCCCGGAACTGGAGGGCATCAAACTTACTCGGGGGCCATCCGTGATTGACAAACATGTAATATGCACATACTGTCTCAGCGTCGCCCCCGTCAATTAGTTTTTTGCCTCTTCTCCTACCTCTTCCGGACGCTGGAAGCCGGACAGCTGCGTGATCTCCGTTGCCAGACGGGAATACTCTCCCGAGGTCAGCATCTTACCCGGTACCAGATTGGGGTCGAGTACGCCGTATCTCTGGCACAGATCGCTCTCCGAGAAATCGGGAACCACAGTTGCAGCCAGAATCAGCTTGCGTGTATAGAGTACATTGTCAAACTTGCTGACCTGCTGGCCATTGACCATCACCTGTCTGGTACAGGACTTGACCAGGTGGTCATTTTCCTCCTGCATCAGTGCGCGGATAACGAACGGCTGTACCGTGCCATCCTCATTGCGGAATCTGTCAGAAATTACAACCTCATGGTTGGTCTCGACCGGAACAGGGTTGAGAAATGCGGAAAGAGTTGCCATGTATATCCTCCTTTACGAGCCGAGCTGTGCAGGTTCCGTAAATCCCTGGAGCTTCTGCACATCGGTATAACTGAACGAAATATCCATCGTGAGCATCTGTACATCCGCATCCAAAATGGATAGCGGAATTTTGCTGATGATCTTGCAGCCATAGTACGCCATGACCTGCTGTCCGATGGTGTTAGTCGGGTCGTTATTGATGATCTGGATATCAAAATACGGCATTTTGCCCGTATGCATGTATTCCAGTACCATATCCTGAAAGTATGTGGTTCCATAATAGATTTTGGCAGTACCGGTCTGCTTGGCTCCAGCAGGCTTATCCTGGATCTTACGAGTTCCCACCACTTTCATTTCTGTACTTTGGATATCCGCATCAGCTTCAATGTTAATCAATCCAAACAGCACATGGTTTTTTCCGGAGCTGTCCGTCATTACTGCCGTTCCCTCCATGCCCGCGACTGTGTCGCGTTCAAGTAAGTACTGACTCATGTTATTTTCGCCTCCTTACGACACCGTTACAGTCATGTAGATCTTCTCGACCGAGTCAACCGCCTGGATGGCCAGATTGACGATGATCGAGTCAATGTCATTGCCCGGCAGCACCTCAACATCATCCGAACTAAAGTTCTGGATTGCCTGCTCCCCTTGCAGATCGATCATGTATCCCACAATCGCCGCGCGGAACTGCGAGCGGCCAGCGTCGTTGTTGTTGACGATTCCGATATAATTGGCCGCAAACTGCTGGTAAATGTCGTTTGCAATCGTGTTGCACAGGCGCATAACGCGGTTTTTGCGGTATACCTTGCCGATCTCCGGCGTAAAGGTGGTCAGGCTATTGATATCGGTCTCAATTTTTACCTGGCCATTTTCGGCAATCAGGACAAGCTGTCCGGCGTTGATGGCTGAAATGATCTGGCTGTTCGTCAGCACTGGCTCAACCGCTACAGCGTCTGGATAGGCCGCATAGGTCAAGGACTGGTTGTACTGCGCGCCTGCCTGTGCGCCGCCGAGCCACCAGCAAACCTGCTGCGCGGTCAGCTCTGTTCCATCCGACAGTGTGACTCCAGTCTCATTGTTGATGACAAATCGGCTATTGGGATTGGTCATCTCTGCAGCAACAAGCTGACAATACTGTCCATTGTCGTTGGCCATGCGCTCGACAAACGACTGCATTGCCGTAAGCGTCGCAGAGTCCGATCCGTCGTAGATCAGGATGTCAAAATCGTATGCCTCGATCGTGGTCAGGAATGTCGCATAGGCCGCGGCCTGTACCGTTCCGTCCGAACCTCCAGAAAGCGCCTGTCCGGTCGATGCCGTAATCGCGCCCTTTCCAGAGAACGTGACCCAATCATTTGCAACCAGGTCGGAAATATTTGCACCGGTCTGGGTGTCCACGATCGCGCCGTCCACGACGGTCGATACCGTAAACGTGCCCTCATCGTCCGCATCCTCAGTGACAACAACCGTGATGTCATTGCCACGGGTTCCGGTATAGAGCGCCGTGACCGTCATAGTGCCGATCGTGCCTGTGGCCGCCTGTGCGCTGTCCGCAGCCGGGCGATACAGCAATACCTGCTGCGGGGCCGCAGTGCGGTTTGTTCCTTTGAAAATTTCTCTCAAAAACATTGCGCCCGGGTCGGTGATGGGGTAACCACAGTACGGGGTCGTATCCTCTCCGTTGACAACGGTCATAACCTGACCGACCGGTCCCCAGCTCATCGGCTCGCAGATCGCTACCGTGCCGCGGTTTCCGACGGTCAGACCCAGTCCAGTTCCGGTTGCAAATCGGATGTACACGCCCGGCCGGACCTTGTTCTGTGTGGTCCAGGTTCCACCCGCCATTACTTTTCACCTCCAAAAAATTTCTTCACGGCGGCATTGGCCTCCGCGATTGTGTATTCCTCTTTCGTGAGGATTGCCCGGAGAAAATCGGGCTGGATATGCGCAAACCGCTTGCTTTTCAGTAGCGCCTCACGTGTAAACTTCTTGTTCTTCGACAACCGTTATCACATCCTCGTTCAGTTCGTCGATTTTCTGCATCTTGACTGCGGTTTCGGGCTGCTCGACAAATACCTTGATCTCGAATTTGTAGTGCAGCGCGTCCAGGTCTATCGTTGGCTCCCGCTCGTAGGTGCGGATCAGTCCAGTCTCGTTACCATCCGAATAGGGGAAGGTCTCCATGACCATGTCCAGTGCCTCAGACGCTGCCACGTACCTGGTTTGCAGATCAGGTAGGTTGTAGTCCTCCAAATAGGTGATATCCAGCCCGATCTCGCGCAGGAATCTCCCGTTTGTATACGGGGTGATGCGGGAATACCTTTGCTGTATGAACGCACACGGCGTCTGTGTGCCCTGCTGATTGGGGTCTTGGTAAAATGTCACCCCCGGCAGCGTCGGGGCCAGATAGGCCGCGAGAGACTGCGCAATGGTCGATATTGTGAAGTTCATTCGAACAACTCCCCCAATCGTCTGAGCTCGCTCTCCAGCACACTCTGAAACACCTTTTTGGCCTCATCCGTCATGTGCAGCCCAGGTACATACGTGGTTTTCGTACCCACTACAATGCCGCCCTCTCCGCCCGGGTTATAGTCCAAAATTCCGGCCGCATTGATGACCAGTCCTGGGACAAAATGCCTGTCCATTCGGTGGCCGTCGTTGACGTATGATGCATACTGCACGTTGTTTGCCAATACGGTCACCAAATTATTTCCTCTCTGCTGCGGGGCTGTTTGGCTATCAGTAGCCCAGTGGGCTTTCATGTCTCCTGTCCGCGTGTTCGCGCCTCTGACGTCTCCATTCGGCGGCGTCAGCTCCTGCGCCTTCTCAACTGCTCGCATGGTGGCATTGCGCATCGCCTCCACCATACGGTCATTTACCTGCGATTCATTCCGACGCAGCCGATCGGCATACTCACTCAGGTTCATTTCACTCGCTCCTGCTGCAACAGCCGGATTTCCTGATGCTCCAATCCCGGAACAACCGCGCCAAACGGCTCGAAATACGGGTTTGGGTCTGCGGCAAACGCTCGCATCTCGGGGAAATTCTGTCCGATCAGTGCGCCTCGATGGATGTGCAGCTCGTCGCCTGCCTGAATGCTTACCGACACATCGCACGCGAGATAATCCTCCTGATGGACCTCTGCGGCTTCCTGTTTCATCTGGATGGCGCGATTGTCGGATTGGAATACGCGGCACGGGACTGCGGTCAGTACCTCGACGCGCTGGTTTGTGGTCAGGCTATTCGCGGTCGTAGGCTGTACGCGCCATACATCTACGGTATCGGTGTACCAATCTGCAAAATTCATGTGACGTATGTACCTCCCATTCCTACGAGCCGCGCCTGTGTAGCGAGCATCTGGCCATAGATTGTGGCATTCAAGTCGCCCCAGCCTTCGGTTGCCTTGGTCAGCGCATCCGTGTCATACGTTACCGACGCATTGCCCAATTTTGCCGACGACACGACACCAACCAGCGCACCGGTGGCAGCGGCCTGCTGCGGTGTTGCTGAGCTGGCCGCATACGTCTTGAGGTACATCGTTACGTAATGTGCCACATACAGGCCGCAGCCGTACCGCCATCCGTCGAGCCATTTGTCCGGCTGGATGGCGGTGTTGGCGCGGTTGATAATCATGTCGATCATGGTGCTCGGCGCGAGCGGCTGGCCTTCCGGGTCGTAAAACTGCGGATAATCCGCCTGGAACATCTCTGCAGTGTAGTTTCCAGTCTGTCGGCCAATATTTGCTGCCTCGGCTCTCACGCCGTAAAACTGCGGTTTTCCCCAGTAGTACATCCCGGTGCCTCCTTATTCCTCGGTCTTTTTCTTTCGACCGGTATTCTTTTTGGGTTCCGGTTCGGTCTCGGTCGCTTCCCGGTCTTCGCTCTGCTCTTCATCCGGCTGCTCGGACTGCTCCGGCTGCGTATCTACCGACACGGCAGGTTCTACCCGCTCCGGTTCCTGCTCCATGGCAACGGCGATGGCACAGTCCTTTTTGCTCGCAGGGATGGAGATCTTACCATCCTTGACAAGTGCCTGAAAATATGCGGTCTGTGCTACCTGATCGGGCACCTCTCCGACAAAACCGCGGCTGATGGGATATGCCGTGCCGCCAATCGGAACGATGACATTACGGTGCGATATGACGAACGACATTATACTGCGCCTCCGATGCCGTCCCAGTAGGTGATGGTCTGCGGATACATGATCTGCACTTCGGACAGATTTGCCATGTATGCAGTGTCATAGCACACATAGGCTACGTTGGGTGCCGACATAATACGGGACAGCGGAACCAGCTCGTCCATCTTGACGTATCGCTCCTTGTTGACGTATACGACCATACGGTCAGTAGTGGAAGTTCCGGCGCCCTTGCACCAGCTGGTCGCACCGATAAACAACGATCCGCCATTCTTTGTGGCGACGTTATTGCGCATCACATAGTCATAGATGGTTTCGGTTGCGAGCTCGGTCACCTTAGTGGTCAGGATGTAGGTGTACTCCTCGTAGGGGATCAGGATGTGGTTGGGGATTGCGTCCAGATCATACGCTGCAGCCGCCCAGGTGGCAGTGATTGCAGTGTTGATATCTGCCAGGATCTCATCCGGGGTCTTGTCGGCCCAGTTGGTCTTCCCGCCTGCACCGGCTGCAACCGTAGTCTCCACCGCGTCCGGGTTATTGATCAGACCGGTGGTACCGTACTCACTCAGACCGGTGTACACGAGTTGGTCATTGTGCTTATCATATGCCATACGCACTCCGTCGGTCAGCATCTGATCCAGCGATCGGCCGATAAAATTCGAGCGCTGCATATCCTGGAACATGACGCGCAGAGCAACTGCAAACACATGTGCCTTGTACAGTCCCTTGTCAACGGACGCCTGTACGATGGGCAGGCCGTTTGCGCCGCCTGCAGTTACCGGACCATTTCCTGCGCCACCGGTGATACCGTATGCCACAGACATTGCGGATACGTAATCTACCCAGCCACCGCCGGATTTGATTACAATATCGCGGGGGTAGGTTACCGCGGTCAACGGCTTGCGGATCATCGGATCGCGCTTTTCAAGCTCGGATACCAGGAAGGCGCCGCCGGATTTGATTCCAGCCTCATCCATCACCGGCACTCCGGATGCCATGGGCATCATCGGTGCAGGATTAGTAATCACACCTGCATTAACCGTTCCAACATTTGTGTACATTCGTTACCCCTCCTTACGCGTTGACCATCGTCATAATTCGCATTTCTGCGATGCCATTTGCATCTGCAGGACCTGCCCACTGGCAGTTGGGCAGCTCAATCAGCTTGCCCGAGTCATTGTCTGCGCTCTGCTCCAGTCCTCCGACCAGTGCCGACGGGTACGACTCATTGGCAGTAATGCGCAGGTATACCGGATGGCCGAGCGCCGGGGTTCCATGCTGGCAAAATACGTTGATTGCGCCTCGCTGGAACACGCTGACCGGCTCGCCAACCGCATACTCTCCCTGATACTGATCCAGATAGGTCAGTGCGGATTTGATTTCTGCACCAGCGATACCAACAAACAGGTCTGCAGTATCCGATGCGCCCATCGCCACGACCGCGCCGCTCGAATATTTCAGCGGCGTGCCAAACGGGATGGCAGCCGATCCCCCGGCCGGTCTGGTGTTTACGATCATGTCCGGCTGCCGTGCATAGCATCCAGCAAAGCCATTAGGCATCGACTGCCCAATCGTCTGAGGATTCAGTCCCATAAATTTTCACTCCTTTACGATTCAGCCAGCATTCCGGCGGTACGGAGTGCTGCCAATAAGTTGTTAAAATCTTCCGCGGTAGGTGCCTCAGAAATGTCTTTGATTGCAGCCATTTGTAGCACACCTCCGCGCGTTTCCTGTGATGCATCCGGCAGCGTGTAGGTACTGCCCGGTTCACCTTGTGGACCTTGAGGTCCCGGTTCACCTTGCGGGCCAGGTTCGCCCTGCGGTCCCGGCGGTCCCTGCATACCTTCCGGTACCGGTCCGACATAGGCAATACGCAACTCTGCAATTCCATTTGCATCTGCGGAGCCTGCCCACTGGGCGTTAATCAGCTCCACCACGTTTCCCCCGTCCGCTTCGGCCTCAAATCCTCCAACGACATACGATCCGCTCTGGGTAACTCTGACATACACAGGGCCGTCAATAACGGGCTGTCCCTTCTGGCATTTGACATTGATGCAGCCTCGCTGGAACACACTGACCGGCTCGTCCGGATAATACATCCCGACATTTTGTTCCATGTATCCCGCCGTTCCCTTGATCTCACAGCCCGATACTCCGACAAACTGGTACGCAGTCGCACCAGTTCCCATCGGCAGTACCGCGCCGTTCTCTCCACGGATCAGCGGCATACCAAACGTGATCGGATAATCTCCTCCCAGTGCAGCTGTGGTCACAATCATGTCCGGCTGTCGCGCATACGATCCCGCAAAACCGTGTGCCATTGAAATTCCAATGGATTGCGGTTTCAGCATGTTATCCCTGCTTTCTTACATGCGGGTTGAGTGCCGCATAGTTGGCCTCAGATTCCGCGCAGCGGGCTTCGTATGTGGTTTTCTGGGTGGTGGCAGCTGCTCTGCTTGCAGAGTCATGCGCCGCCTTGAGGATGCCTCCCATATTGCCATTGCCCAGGGTAGACAGCAGCGCATCAACAACACGCGCACGGTCACCAGCGTCCTTGATCTGCGCAACGGCCGGGCGCACACGCTTGAGCAGTGCGACAGCGCTGTCGCAGGCGGACTTGTCCTCCATCTGCTCAGCCGGTACGGTCACCGCAGATTCAGCATCCATTTCTTCCTCTCTTTCGCCTTCGCCCTTTCCGGACAGCTTAGCGATCATCTCATCGAGGTCGCTCTCGTCATGCAGATCATGCTCACCGCGACCACCGCGCGCCTTGGCTTCCAGCATCTCCAAGATGCGGTCGAGCTTAGAGCCGATGTCATCGCCCTTGGGTGCCCGCTCGATCATCTCGTCACTGGTATTCCCTTCAGGCTTTGCGGCGGGTTCCGCTTCCGGCGCCTTTCCAGCGGGTGCAGCGTCCAGCGCCTTTACGGCTGCGTTGGTGACCTGTTCCATCTGCTCGGGGGTTGCATCCTTCGCCGCCTCTCCGAAAGCGGTCAGAAAGCCTCTCCAAAAATTGCTCATTGCTTTACTTCCTTTCTCCGCCTGCTCGGCGGCCTGATCTTTTATTGCAACGTCGTGCCCTGCCCTTCCATGCGGGACAATGGCAACGTGATTGCCTCGGATGTTGGTTTGCTTGTACCCTGCACCGTCCGGTTCCCAGTTGCACACATATCCACAGGACACCTCGCGGATAATTCCGTTTTTGATGTCCGAGATCAGCGTCGCGTCCTTGATATGCAGATCCGCGATGGTCTGGTCTCCCGCTCGGCGCACATTTTCTACGTGACCCTTGCTGTATGCTGCATGATTCTCCGGCGTCAGGTTTTCAGGCGGGTGCCCGCTCGTCACATCCTTACCCTCAAACGACGCGAGCGCCGCAGCGTCAAACACGTCCTCCGGATATCGGTTTACGGTGATGATGCGCTCAGGATCGCCGTCGAGTTGCATCTCTCCGGCCGTGTATTCCTGAGTTCCCGTGCGGTTGATCGGCACATCATGACAGATCAGGTATCCCTCCGGCGTCTCTGTCATGTGCGGGCTGATTCTGGAGCCGTAATATGTCAGCGCCATCACTCCACCCCCGGCACGAGCTCTTCCTGGTCTGCCGATTCTCCGGCTGCTACCTCGAGCAGCAGGTCAGCGATAATGGCTTGGTGATCGGTCTCATCGGCGTTCAGCTCCAGAAACTTTTCAAGATGGCTGCGCGGTGCCACCGCCATAATCGCGGTATACAGCCGCACAGTCTCGGTCTCAGCAGCCAGAGCCTTTTTCAGCAATTCGATGTACATTTCTTCGTTCACCGGTGCACCTCCTCGAAAGCAAAAATAAAAGAGCCAACCTGTAAGCACTGCTTACAAGCTGACTCCTTTTAGTCCTTCCGTCCGAACATTCACGGACGGGCAATATCAACTTTTTTGCGCTTGATGTGGATGACCTTGACCTCGTTATCAGGTCCCGGAATCAGTTCCACGCGGTCGCCTTTTTTCAGGATCGACTCAATAGCCTTGATGGTTTTATCAGTCATGCTTTCCGGTTTGCCCTCCTGTACTCCAGCAGCCACTTGCGGTATGTTTCATCGTCGGCCTGCTTATGCTTCTGGAACGTGGCGAACGTCTTCGGCACTTTATCACCGAGCGTTATCTGATAGCGTTCCCATTGCCTGTAGTCTCTGAGCCATTGCGCACGTGCCTTTTCCTTTTTTCGGTATGCCTCGATTTGTTTTTTGGTTCTCGGGTCAACCGAAAACGGATTTTTGGCCGGGTTTGAGAAATCCTTGATTTTCTGGATTTCTTCTGGTGTGCGCCCGGCTGGTGTCCACGGCAACACCAAGTGCAGGCAGTTTGGATGGATGTTGAGGTATGTATTGGTCAGATCGTCGGTTCCGTTTGGGTCTACCTTGCCGAACGCCACCGACAGCGGCGGGAAATCCGGGTCTGTTCCTGATCGGCTGTATACTCTCCCCTCAAACGGTGCGCACAGGCCGCATGTCGTGCCATGTGCTGAGATCTTGTACAAGTCGTGTGCCTCATCTGCGGTCAGCACAGCAAGCGTCTCGGCTTGTCTGGATGTCGTGCGGGCACACATCGAGCAATATGTATGCAGACTCCAATCTCGTCCCGCTCGGTCGGTAAAGGCGATAACGCCATCCCGACGCAGCGCAGCGACAAACTCCGGCAGCGCCTTGTATACGCCTTTTCCCTCTGCCGCCGTCTGTGCAGCAAATTCCAGCGCGGTGGTCCGTGTCCGATCATCCAGCGGGCCGATCAGGATATCCTGCAATCTGGCCTGCGCGGTCTGCGCCGCCTCTGTGACCTCTGCCATCAGGTTGGTCACCAATGTGTCCACGATAGACATCTGGGTTGACGTCAACACCTGTGCATTCTGGTAGCCTGCAATGTGTTTCTCTACCGGCTCCAAGATTTTCCGCGCTTCCGGAACACGCACATAAAACTGCTGTTCGACCATCCTAGGCGTGTACGTCCAGCAATCGTCAATCATGGTTTGGAGTATCTTCTGGATTCTCTCCAGCGCAGCGACGGCGTGGTAATCCACCAGCCCTCTCGATCGCAACCGTCCAATCTCTCGGATGATGTTGCTCTCGGCCAGAAGGTAGATTTCCCTCAGTTTGTCAAGTGCCGCCTCATTCGGCGGCTGTCGAATCAGTTTCGCCATTGGGTTCCTGCTTCATGTTTCCGATCAGATTTTTGACTATCTTTTCTGCTCGCTCCATCACATCACCCATTCCGTATATCACAATCATGGTTGTGATGGTCTTGCATAACCGGTCAATCTGTTGCTGTTCGAACCGGTATCCTCCAACAGACTGATCTACTCCTGATATTTCCAACCGTGACGGCTGTTCATCAAGTTGTTCGATCTTAATTCTGTACCCCATGATCTATCTCCAATCTCAAATTCACGTCTACACTCTTCGCGTAAAACGTCACCGTGATTTCCGCCTCTTCACGGCTCGCGTGCTTTACCTGATAATCCTTGACCTTGTTGATCTCTCGTCCGTTGATATAGACTCTCGTTCCGCCTGCACATCCTTGCGCCGAAAAAAAATTGTCATTCATCGGTTACGCCCTCACTTTCGTCTGCCGGTGGCTGGCTGAATGAGATTCCGGCCAGCGGATCGCGCAGCGCGGTGGCATCCTGATACGTGCGCCCCGCGTTGGCCTTGATCTGCTCGTCCGTGATACTGTCAAACATTCCCGTCTCGTCGGCCAGCTTTTTGAGTTCCTTCTGAGCACTTCCCTGGTCAAGCAGCTCGTCCTGGTACGCCATTGTGATGGTCTCGGCCTTGGCTTTGGCGATCTCCGCAACCTCTTTGGCTGTCGGTGTCCAGAGCGGCGGGAATGCAATGTCCAAGCCCTCGGGGATCATACCCCATGCACTCATGGTCATAATCGGCAGCAGCTTGTACAGGATCGGCCGCAGCGACTTTTCTCGCAGCGTATCCACATAGTCATAGTAGTTTTGCAGATCGCTCTCTCCAGTGGCGTTCATTCCGGCCGGAGAGCGGCCAAACAGTTTGGTCACTGGGATGCGCGAGGCGCCAGCAAGATCCAGACACATACTGTCATACACGTCGCTTAGTCCAGAGAACTGGGCAAACTGTGTATTGGTCATCGTATCTCCCTTATTGACAAGCTGGATACCAAAATTGTTTTTGACTGCACTCTGTGCCTGCATCACACTCCAGAACCTCTGCTGCTGTTGGCCAGAGGTAATCGAGAACAGCTGATCGAGGTTTGCGACCTCCATCCGGTCTACATTGGCGCGGAACGTCAATGCAGCCATATTCGCCGATACGTTGTCATGCTTGACGATGTCCTTATAGATTGCCTCCACCTCAGACTCGCCCCAGTACATCGCGGCGATTTTTTCCAAGTATGGCAGCTCTCTGCCCAGAAACCTGATGATGCGCGAGTGATGCACCCGTGTCAGCGTGTCTCCGTTTTCCATTGTGATCGAGTAGTACGCGGGCAGCCCGAATTCCGGGTCACCGATGTCCGTGACAAGCTCCACGTCCGGCACAATACCGCACCAGCGATCCAGGATGTACAAGCCTGCGAATGTCCCTGGCATGATGGTTTCCAAATCCAGCGGCTGATCCATAAGTGTCTCATGTCCACGGATGAGGATGAGCCCGGCTGCGCCGCCGTACAATCGTCCCCACCGCAATCCCGCATTGACTCTGTCCTGGATCTGGGTCATACGCTGCACCCGGTCAAACTCTGCCAGATGCTCCGGAGAGATCGCACCGGTCAACGTAAACCAGTTTTTGGTCATGTCGTCCGGGATGATTCCCACGACGTTTTGCACGACCCAGTTATCACGGTACAGGCTATTGAGCAGCGCATAGTTGTCGGATAGCCTGGTTAACGGGTACTCGGTCGCCTCCATCGGCGACTGCGACCCATACCCCAGCCGAAACAGCGGGTTGGAGAACGCATCCATTACCTGCGATGCCTGCATGGTATTCGGTTTTTCGTCTGCCGCGCGATTGACGCGGCGTTTGTTACGTCTGGACATTTATCCTCCAATCCGGCAGCGAGTTCACGTAATAGCGCAGGGCGTCCGGTGCGTGATCTTTCTCCTTGACCGGCTTTTCCTCTCCTCGGTCGGCGGCCTTCCGATCCCACGCATACACGCCCAATTCGTCGATCAAGGCCGTGCACTGGTTTTTATTGATCTGGATGCACCTGCGCACAAACAGCTTCGATGTGTTTCGAATTCCGTCTATCACATTGTTTTCAGCCGGCACAACGTAAAATCCCCGGCTCTGCAGCTCCAGAATAAATGATGCTGCCGACGGGTCCACGATGATCGTGCAGTAGTTGCTGCCCATAAATTCGACCATATCATCCGCATATTCTGCGTCGGTCTTTTGTCGGTGCTCTTTACGGCTGTCCCAGCGGTACTCCCGCTCGACGCGGATGGTCTCTCCATCATCGTAGATGTCGAGGAACACACACGGGTTGGTCGTACCGTAGTCGCACGCAATCGTGCGCGTGGATCTGTCAACCAGATCAATCGGCGGTACGTCGTATGTATTGGCATCCTGCCGGAACATATCATAGATCAGGCCCTCAGCAGCGCGGCGCAGGCCGCGGATATCTCGGTCATACCACAGGCTCGTTTTGTCGTATGTGCTCAGCGCGCGACGCAGCTGGTCATCTCCGATGCTCATGTTATCAGCGATGGTAAAATGCCCATAGTTGTACCCATAATTCGGATTCCGTTTCTGGGCTTCCTCATGGTGTTCCAGCACATCCTTGTAGTACCAATGCCCCTCTGCTTTCGGGTTGAGGTCATGGTATATCGTGCGTTTGGGGCTGGACAGTGTACGGTCAAATGACTCTTTGATAAATTCCGGCGTGCACTCGTTCGCTTCAGTGATATAGGCCATGCCGTAAGTGTTACCTTTGATGAGCTTTTCGTCTCCAGATTTTCCTCCTCCGGAGATCAGGACGATTTTCTCCCCGACCGGTGTCCGCACATACAAGCAGTCTCGGTTCTGATATTGGCCGGCGCGGCAGCGTCCCTCGAAAAAATTCAACATTCCGAATCCATCACAGTCCAAAATATTAAGTCGGGCTGTTGCTGTAGACACTCCAGCAATCAGGTGTATACGGCTTGGATGGGTCTCCAGCTTCGCGCAAAACGCCATCGTGATCAGGACGTTTTTTCCTCCGCGTTTGCCTCCCTCAGCCACGTTGAGCCATGAGTCAAAACAGCGATCAAAAAAACGCATTTGGTTCTGGCTGAATGGTGCGGGCAAATTCATCGGTCATCGTCCCCCTCAAAGTCCTTGAGGTTGCGATCAGGCGCAGGATGTTTGAGCAGTTCCACCAGCGCTTGCATATTCCCTTGCTGCTCCTGTTGGGAGTCCGCTGGATTCGCTCCTTTTTCACGCCAACCTGAAAAATTGTTGACCAGGCTAAACTTTGCTCCTTGCACGCCTTCCCGGTCAAACAATCGCTCCTCTGTGTACTGTTCAATCCTGGTTTTCGCACGCGTGACCGTGTCAACAAAATTGTCCTTTGCTTGGTAGTTTAATAGCGCCTGCCTGGAGGTGAATCCGAGCGCAAGCGCCAGCCCTGTTACTGTTGGCGGGCGTCGGTTGAGGTAGATCGGGGCACCGTATTTATCCAGTACGGCCTTTCCCTCTTTGTCCGTGAGCAGCTCCCCTTTGCATTCCTCGAAATATGCGTCGATTGCTGCCTGCATCTTTTTCGGACTCTTATACTTTGGGGTTCTCCCCACGTTTTTCACCTCCGTCCTGGTACGGCTTTAGTCGGGATTTCTCCCGGCCTCTGCCTTTTTCAGATAAATTCTCGCCCGCACAGGCGTTGAGAGTCCCGGGAATCGAACCCGGTCAAGCCCTGTCGCGGCTCTCATATGTAAAAGTATACAATTATTCCATTTCAAATTTATGCATGTTTTACCATAATATGTATTTACAAATACATAAAACATGGTATAATAAATACATAAACAAGAGAGGAGCGAGAGATATGTATAACAGACACGATATCATGAAGAACGCTTGGAGCATCCGCCACGAGAATAGCGTCAGCATGAGCGTAGCGCTCAAGGCTGCATGGGCACTGGCCAAGGCCATCAAGGCCGCCGAAGAGCTGGCTTCCGAGATCGACTGGAACACCAAGGTCCGCGTAAATGATTGGGTTAAGGCTGGTCACTCTCGCACCTATGTTGAGGTCGCTGTTTACACCAACGCGTGGAACCGCAAGCGTACCGAGAAGATTGGTTACGTTAACAACCTGACTGGCGAATTTATTGCTGCATAAAAGAAGGAGATCATCATGGCAAACATGACTATGCAACAGATTGAGCAGTGGACAAACCCAAAGTACCATCAGATTATCCGTGATCGCCGCACCGCAAACTCGGATACCCCGGAGTCCGCCCCCCTCACAGGTTACGACATTTGGATCAATGGTTGTGACCTCATGTGTAATCCTGACTTTTGGGTCCGTATCATCTACGCAAACCACGGGATGCTGGGTCACGAGCGCGAGCCTGTATACACCGATATCCCCGCAGTGGAGTCTGGCATGTATGACGAGCTGTCGGTGTCTCTCCCTGCTGGGTGGGATTGGAGCGAATCTGTGGACGGAAGATTGCTCATCTGCTCTCCGGATGATGTACGGTATTACGTTGATGAGATTATCATGCATGTAGACGGTCAACCGTGTCTGTGCTGGTATGATGATACCGGCCGCCACATCACCGCACTTTGAAAGGAGATATAACCATGACAACCCGCGAATCTTATATTTTTGGATGGGTATTTGGCCGTATCAATGCCGAGTCCCCCAAAAATCCTGTTGGTGGAGACACCACTCTGGCAGCCCAGCGTCCCTACTCTGCGCTTGCCAAGGTCATGCAGCAAGGCTTTGCTCGTGGCTTAATGGCTGCCATTGAGCCGGAGATCGGTCGCGCACTGTGTGAGATCGACAATATAGACTACCAGACTGCTGGGGGTTCCGAGGCCGTCCAGCCGCTCGATATGCAGGCATCTTGGCAACTCGGCTATTACGCCGGACTGTACAAGCGTCCCATCCCCTCGCAAAGTTTTGACATTGGTGCAGCTCGCAAGGCTAAAAAGATGACCCAAACACAGCTTGCTGAGTTGATGGGCGTCGATCAGGCTCATATCTCCCGCTGGGAGCGCGGAGAGGTTAAGCCCACCCCGGAAAACCTGACAGCTCTCAAAAAAATATTACTTGATTGATTCCCAACCCGGCCCTAGAGGCCGGGTTTTTTGTCACCCTTTGCCCTCCTGCAGGCATTGAGGTGATATACCTCTTGCGAGGTATGCGCCGTTTTCGCTCGGCTCACGTCCGGCTGGTTACGGATGGGCTATGCCCAGCAAATTGACGGCATGGTGCATCAAACTCAAACCCAGAAGGAGATCGCAATTCACTTCCTTTCGTTTTCAAGTTTTTCGCCGTCAATAATTGTTAAATGCGGGTGATGATTTGCACATCACATGTCATCATTATAAGGTTTTAAGCTATGCGTCTTTGCATCTCGCGTAACGCTTCGCAGATGAACATACCTTTATGCGTCTACAATTACAATCAAGCCCGCCCGGTGTGTATTCTGGCTTTAATTGTTTTACATCGCTACACACTAACGCTCTATTCCGCCACCGCATTTATGGAGCTGCCGAGAGGATTCGAACCCCCGCCCTGCTGATTACAAATCAGCTGCTCTACCAACTGAGCTACAGCAGCATGTCACGGGCGGCCGGAATACCGCCCGAAACTATGGAGTTGATTGCCGACCGTCTGGTCTGGAGCGGATGACGGGGTACGATCCCGCGCGGCCAGCTTGGAAGGCTGGAATGCTGCCAATTACATCACATCCGCATACATCCCGCTCGACCTATTATCTGATATCAAACCAGATCGTCAACAGCCGAGCAGGTCATCAAGAAGGAGACATACCACGAACGGCTCATGCACCGTGCTGCGGCATATGGGCCGCCGAGCGGCCCGTGAGAAAGGAGGATCAATGCATGAATATGATCGTGACGGGGATCCCGCCCCGCGAATGCAGGGCGGGTGGATACAGAAGAGATGATCTCAGTGGCTCGACAACCGGCGGTGGTGGTGGTTGGGGCCGGTTGTCTTACCACTGTCTGCATCATATCACAACTCAATGGACGAAAAGTGCCAACTTTCAAATCAGGTGCATTTTATTCGCCATGATATCCATCACCCTGGCATTCCAGCGGCGTGCTGTGCGCTGGCTGATCGGCACCTTATCAATGACACCCCAAAAGGTATATCGTCCCTCAAAATACAGCATCCGTACGAACCTCTGCCGCTGCGCTCCATCCGGCATCCGTCCGAGCTCGTCCATCATATCCTCAACCGCTTGCAGGCGAGCAGCTTCATTGTCCGTTCTGTGCGTCGACGGCTTTCGCTTAATCTCCGGGTATGACCGCAGCACCTCCCGTATGTATGCCAGTTGACCCCGCTTGCTCATTCTGGTTTCTCTCCCGTTTTCAAATCAATAAATCTCAACTCCAATCTCCTCCCGCTCGGCATATCTTATTCTCTTTCGATAGTCCGATAGTTCCCGTGCTTGTCCTGCTCCAGCGTGATCGGTGCACCGCATTCCAAGCAGATGATTTCATCAATCGGTTCCGTGTTATTCGTACGGTAAACCCATGTATTTCCGCACGCGCTGCAACGTGCGACAATCTTATCCAGATCTATAAGCGGTGTGTGTTCTCCGCACGGGCACCAGCTGCTTCTGATCCGCTGCCGGGCGTTGAATCCTCGGATTTCTCCGCATACATCACACCGAATGCGCAAAAATCCTTTGTATCCCTCCTGCTCGTCCTGATCATCCTGTGCACGTTCCGGCCGCGAGCGGGTCTCCTTGACGTCGATCACCGATTTAGGGGGGGCTGTGTCCTGTGCGTCTTCCGGCTCTCCCGCTTCCTCCGAGGCATCCTCCTCAACTAAATCCTCGTCATCTTCATATTCACGCTCTACCCGAGTGTCCTCGTCCAGCTCCTGATCGGGTTCCGGCTGGTTGTTCAGCAGCGCATCCACCAGTGTTGTAAACCAGACCTCCGCGTCCGGCCTCGGCATGTCGATCTTGAGGCTCTTGCCCGGGATGCTCACACATAATTTACAAGTTTCCATGGTCTTCCTCCAATTCGGTCATCCGTTATTTGTTTTTCGGCAGCCCTGGCAGCGGCATCCAGTGCGTCACCACTGGTCTCTCCCATTCCGGATATTCGTTTACAAGCCACCCTTCTTCTCCAAAATATCCTGCCAGCATAATCGCTTGGCACAACGTAATATTCTCGTGTGGCTTTCCGGACACAATGGCCAGCACCGTTTCTCCGTCCCTCTCATCGTCCGGCAGACGTTCATCTGCTTTGATCCATTCTGCTGAGATGACATTGGCGGTCGGCGCACTTGCGACAACCGCTCGAGCCGACGCAATCCCTGCCTGAAACAAGTTTATTCTCTCATCTGATGTAACCATCGCTTCGAGCAGCGCTTCTCTCTCGATATACTCAGTCATTCCCGTTCTTCTCCATTTCCACAGCCTTTTCGGCATCTTCACGGCTCAGGAATACGGTTTTCCCGATGCCGGAAAAGTCAATTTCGTATCCCTTCCAATGTTCATACATTCTGTCTGTGTGTGTAGAAATCT